ATGGCGACATACGCAAAAGTAATCGGAGTGGCAAAGCTCCGGCGAAAGCTTGAGGCGCTTGTGGCCGTAGGCCGAGATGAAATCAAGCGAGCAATGGAAACATCCGCAGATGAAATCGTAGCGTTGGCGAAGAACCTGGTTCCCGTGGACAAGGGTGATCTGAAAGACAGCATCGGTTGGACGTGGGGCAAAGCACCGAAAGGTGCGATGACGCTCGGTACGGTTCAAAGCAACGAAGTCGATAGCGGTTTCACTATCACGATCTTCGCGGGCAATAGCGAAGCGTATTATTCGAGATGGGTGGAATTTGGCACCCAGAAGATGACCGCACAGCCGTATTTTTATCCTTCATATCGCGCATTGCGCCGCCGGTCGAAGAGCCGCGTAACGCGAGCCGTCACGAAAGCAATCAAGAAGGTGGCCGCTCAATGACATCGCCAACATACGAGCTTCAGGGCCAGATTGTTACGCTCCTCAAGGCGTCATCCGATGTTTCAGCCATCATTGGCGGAAGAGTTTACGACCGGGTGCCAGAAAGCCCAACGTTCCCGTATGTCAGTTTCGGCCCGTCTGATGAAGTCAGCGACGATGCCGAATGTATAGATGGGTTCGTAGTCACGATGCAGCTTGATGCTTGGTCACGTGCTGTCGGCTTCCCGGAATGCAGGCGCATCACTGATGCAGTGCGTAAAGCGCTGACGGTTGACGCTATCCAACTGGCTGACAATGCCCTTGTCACCTTCAACCACGTCACAACCCGGATATTCCGGGACCCTGATGGCCTCACGTCACACGGGGCGATCACACTAGAGGCGTTCGTAGAACAGCCATAGCAGCCAGAAATCAGAGCATCTAACCGCCGTCCATTGTGGGCGGCTTTTTTTATGGAGCAACCACAATGGCAAAACCGACAACTGCCCGGTTTGGTAAGTTCCTCGTCCTTCTGGGCGATGGAGCGACACCTGAAGTCTTTTCAATGCCCTGCGGCTTCACCTCGAAGTCACTCAATCTCTCCAACAACCTGACTGACATCGAAATCCCTGATTGTGACGATCCTGACGCACCGTTTTGGACAGCCCGCGATATTCAGTCGATGTCTGCCCAGATCAGCGGTGAAGGTGTTCTTGCTGCTGAAGCGATCCCAACATGGTCGGCGGCTCGTCAGAACATGGATGGCGTCAACTGCCGTGTGGAAGTCGAGTTTTCGTCTGGCAAACTTATCTACGTGGGCAAGTTCAAGTTCGAAAGCTTCGAAATCGGCGCTGAAAACGGCGGTCGCGTAACGATCAACGTCTCGATGCAGTCTGATGGTGAAGTCACCGAAACTTGGACGCCTACTCCATGAGCCGAGACGCCAGCCTGACAACTGACTTCGGAGACGGAACCTATGTGTTTCGTCTCACCTGGGGAGTTCTGGCGAACCTTCAGGAAAAGTGCGATGCAGGGCCGTATGTGATCCTCCACCGGCTTATAAACGGCACGTGGAAGATCAACGACATCCGCGAAGTTATCCGGTACGGCCTGATCGGTGGGAAGACTACCCCGGCTGACGCCCTGAAGCTTATCCGTGAGTACGTCGAAGACCGGCCACCGATGGAAAACCTTCTTCTTGCCCAAGCAATCCTGTCGGCTAGCCTTATGGGCGCACCGGAGGAAAAGGTGGGGGAGGAGGAAGCGGCAAATCAGGAGGATCAATCGATGACCTCCCAGATGGAAAAATCAGATTTGCCGCCATCTACGGAAACGCCGCAGCCATAGGACTGTCAATCTCAGACGTGAAGGAAATGTCGGTCTGGGAATACATGGCAGCCGTGGAAGGGTACGCGAAAGCGCATAATCCCGAACAGAACGGCGGCTTGTCGGAGACTGAAAAAGACGAACTTTGGGAACTGGTTCAGGAACGCGGCTGATTGCGTGTTGCCTTATAGCAATTTAGCTCTTGCTGGTTCCTGAAATCCCTTATCTGGCGGATTATAGCGTTTTTGGTTGTGAATATGGGTGCACTGTAAGCATCTATGATCATCGACCGAAGCATTGTGTTGTTTTCTTCGCCCTTCATCGCAACAGCCATCATGTCACTCATGGTGATGCCGACTTGCCGTTTTGTCATGATGGTTTCAGCCAAGCTTCCCCATCCGGCGCAAGGGTCTTGATCTTGTGCGTAAGCCACTACCGGCAAGCACATCGCTGTAACAGCTAAAATAATCGCCCGCATGGAGCCTTCCTATGGCAACGACTGATCTTGAGCGCTTAGTTGTACAGTTTTCCGCTGATTTTAAAAGGTTGGAAAACGAGACAAAGCGCAGCACTGCGATGTTCAATCGTCAACTGAAGCAGATGGAAAGGCAGGCATCGTCAAGTGTAAAGCGCATCAATACAGCGTTCAGCGGGGTGGGTCGTCTCGGTGGCGCTGCAAAGGGTTTGATCGCTGGAATATCCGCTGCAACTGTAAAAACATACCTGGATAGTGCCGTTCGGATTGATAATGCGCTGAAAGTTGCGGGTCTTTCGGGTCGTGAATTGGATGATGTTTACCAAGACCTATACAAAACGGCGACTAAGAACGCCGTTCCGTTGGAAACGTTGGTAACGCTGTACGGTCGTATCTCACTAGTTCAGAAAGAGCTTGGCGCATCCACCCAAGACGTTAAAGCCTTTACCGACAGCATCGCCATGGCTCTCCGCGTGGCGGGTACTAATCCAGAGGCCGCATCCGGTGCATTGCTTCAGTTGTCACAGGCTCTTGGTTCTGGCGTTGTCAGAGCAGAAGAATTTAACAGCCTCATGGAAGGCGGCTTGCCGATTTTGCAGGCAGCAGCGGCGGGCATCAAGGAGGCTGGCGGTTCGGTCAATACGCTCCGGCAGTTGATGCTAAATGGGGAACTGTCGTCTAAGGCGTTTTTTCGAGGGATCGAAGCAGGTACGCCGATTTTAGAGGAGCGTCTGTCAGGTGCCGTCCTCACCATCGATCAGAGACTTACGAACCTTCAAACCTCGCTGATCGACGCCGCAAGGCGCTTCAATCAGTCTGCGGAAGCGTCTGCAACGTTCGGCTCTGGCATCGATGCGCTGGCCAACTCCATCGATAATCTCGACATATCGGCTTTGGTAGCGGATATCGATGCGATTATCTCCAAGTTTGCGGAGGGTGAAGCGGCGGCGCGAAACTTCGCTGCTGGCATTGGTGAAGCGCTTGGGCTGGATAATGTCGGCAAGTTCCTTACTGGCGGCGAGGCGCAAAAGAGCTTCTTCGGCGGCGCATTAACCATTACCTCGTCCAAGGTCATCCATGATCGCATTTCTGATGCATTCAAGGGTGGTGCAGTACAGGGTAGCGCGGAAATTGATAAGGTTTTGCGGGCGAAGTACGGCAAAGGCGCTCGTATTGCGAGCACAAGCGAAGCACCAAAATCCCCAAAGACAACTCCGATTTCGTTGGCTGATTATGCCGTCCCAGCAGCTGAGAAGAAGGGGCGTACAGGAGGAGGTGGCCGCTCATCATCAGGCCGCGAGCGCATCAACGAATATGAGCGTGAGCTTCGTTCTATCAACGAACGTACCGCTGCTACGGTCGCCGAAACCGAGGCGATGCGCCAGCTTAACCCTTTGATTGATGATTATGGTTATGCCGCCGAAAAAGCCCGCACCGAACAGGAATTGCTTAACGCGGCACAAAAAGCCGGTGTGGCGATCACGCCTGAGTTGAGAGCACAGATAGCGGCGACCGCTGATCAATGGGCAATGGCTACCGCCGAAGCAAATAAGCTTGCTGAAGCGCAGGACAAGGTAAGGCAACGGGCAGAGGAATGGCGAGACACGGCGCAAGATGCCACACGCGGGTTTGTTGATGATCTCATAGCCGGGAAGTCGGCTGCTGATGCGTTGGCCGGTGCCTTGGATAAGGTGTTATCAAAGCTTTTGGATATGGCTTTCGACGGAATATTCAATGGCGGTTTTAAGTTGTTCAGGAATGGTGGCCCGGTAAAGGCTGCTACTGGTGGCCTCATTCGCGGCCCCGGTACTTCTAGGTCTGATAGCATCCAGGCACGTCTTAGCGATGGGGAGTATGTTGTCAATGCAGAGGCCACCAAGCGAAATCGCGCATTGCTGGATGCAATCAACAGCGGTCGTGTCATCGGACTTAAGGATGGCGGCTCACCTTTGCGTGCACCATCCATGCCGATCCTGCGCTCTCCCGCTGCGGCACAGCAGTCGCAATCCGGGATAGCCGACGTTCGCGTCTACATGGATCGCGATGGCAATTGGCAGGCCGAAGTCGAGCGCATTTCACAACGTAACGTGAAACAGGGACTGACTGCCTACGACAAATCGGGCGCAATGCGAACGGCACGCGATCTTCGGCAGGTTAATTCAAGGGGGCTGGCAAAGTAATGGCTGAACTACTACCGACTGGCCTTCGATATCAGCCGACATTCCCTGTCCTAAATCGCCCGGTTTCCATGTCTCAGTACGGCGACAGGGCGATTTCCGCGATCGAGAATGGCGATCCGTTCTGGACGTGGACTGCGAAAATAAAGGCACTGTCAAATGCGCATCGCCAAAAGCTTGAGGCGTTCATTGATCGTTGTCGGGGCGGGCAGGTTACGGTGCACTATACGCCTAAGCACGTTTGCATCCCGCAAGCCTATTGGGGTGACGCTAACAACCCGGCAATCACCGGTACGGCTTCATTGGGCGCGATCAATGGCAATACGCTGACCTTGAATGGCGTCGCAGTCGGTCTGAAACTGACGGACGGCGATTTGGTCGGCTTCACGATCGGTGATTACAACTTCATCGCTCGCATTGTCGCGAATGCCACAGCGGCAAGCACGACTTTGCAGGTAAAGATCGAGCCGTTCTTGCCGTCCTACATCACCGTCGGAGCGACGGTGCGCTTCAAGAACCCATTAATGAACATGCGGCTGATGCCGAGGACGTGGGAAATTGGCGACGGCAAGTTTCCCGATGCGTCGTTCCAGCTCATTGAGGTGCCGAAGTAATGGCTTTCCCAGCACGTCTACAGCAACTACTCAACGAGGGCAGGGGCAAGATCGCCTCTGCCGTGAAGTTCGAGTTCGGCACCGGAACTTATGGGTTCTTTTCTGGCAAGGGCAGCGTTGACTATGGCGGCCTGACCTATCATGGCAACACCATCATCGACATCGATGAGCCAATGTATGCGCTCGGCACGGCAGCCCAGCCAGTGACGATGCGGTTGCCTGCCGCTGCTGATTTTGGGATCACACCCGACAAGCTGAAGCTGATTGAGCAGGAAGACTACAAGAACCGTCCAGTCACGTTCTACGACTTCTATTTCGACCCGGATACGAACGCGTTCCTTCACGCCGAGCCGACATGGTACGGCTATGTCGATACCATCGATCACCGCGAGGAAGGCGATAGCGTTTGGCTGGAAGGCAATATCGAGACCGGTGCAGTTGACAATTTCCGCGAGGGCTATCGCTACGCCTCACATGAGGACCAGCAACTTGTTTCGCCCGGTGACATGCTTTTCGAATACGCCGCGAGGATCAAGAATGAGTTCTTCAAAATCAAATTCGGTTAGGGTTCCCGGCTGGGATCGGGCGCTGGAAGATATTGCGACGGCCCATGTATCCATCACTCCAGAATGGGGCGTCTCGGACTGCCTGATGACGGCGGCAGATGCGATTGAAGCGGTTACCGGTGAAAATCCACTCGCCGTGTTTCGCGGCAAGTACAAGACCGAGGCAGGCGCCGCTCGCAAGATGCGCGCCAATGGCTGCGAGAACGTCAGGGACGTATTCGATACGTACCTCCAGCTTGAACCTGTCAATCGGCTATCAGCCCGCCGCGGTGATGTCGGCGTAATGCTCATCAATGACGAATACGTCGCCGGGTTCATTTGCGGTTCTGGTTTTGCGGTCAAACAACCGCATGGGCTTACGTTCTTTCCCGTTACCGAAATCGAGCAGGCCTACAAGGTCGGCAGCTAACCACCACTACAATTTGCGCCTTTGAAGGTCCGCCAACCGCGGGCCTTTTCTGTTGCGCCTGCATGAGGCCATCGTATGCCATTTCTAGCACCGATCTTCACCGGGGTTGCCGGTATCGTGTCGAGCGTGGCCGCATGGGCCGCAGCAAGCCCGATCCTTGCTGGTATCGCGCAGACAGCATTCGGTATCGCGCTCAAATATGCCGTCAACGCGCTGTTTCCTCCCAAGACGCAAAGCCGCGCCTCGGAACTGGAAACGCAATATGGTTCGAATATCCCGCGTTCGGTTATTCTCGGCACCTGCGCGACTGAAGGCCATCACATCTATCGCAACAGCTACGGCAGCGGCGGGCGTCTCATTCAGGATGTGTTCGTTCTTTCGAGCTTCCGCATTACGGCTGTTAACCGTGTCCGGTATAATGGCGAATGGCGGAACCTGACCCAGCAAGACAATGACGGCTACTGGCTTGTGCCGAACGAGGGCACGAGCGGCGATGATCACGACAATGTCCGGGTCAAGTTCTATTACGGCACGATGGATCAGCAGGCCGAACCGACGCTGATCAATAATGCCCGCCCTGCTGGACGTTGGACCGCGAACCATCGCGGTGCAGGGGTTGCCTATGCCATCGTGTTTTCGGAGCTGCGCAAGAACGGCGATGGCCTGACGTCACCGGCAAAGCTGCTGTTTGAAGTCGTGGGCGCTCCTCTGTATGACTGGCGCAAGGACAGCACCATGGGCGGTTCGGGCGCGCATCGCTGGAGTGACCAGAGCACGTGGGAGTATTCTGATAATCCTACCGTGCAGATTTACAATCTGGAGCGCGGTTTCTTCAATGGTACTCAGCGCATGGTCGGCAAGGCTGTACGTGCAAGCCGCCTGCCATTGGCAGAATACACCCAGGCTGCGAACATCTGCGACGAAACCATGTCGGATGGCTCGAAGCGCTATCGTGCGCATGCCATTGCCAAGGACGGCCCCGGCGCAAACCACGACGCCAACCTGATGCCGATCCTTGAAGCCATGTGCGGGTCATGGGTTGAGCGCGTTGACGGCGAGTTCCCGATTGCTGGCGCTCCGCAGGCCATTGTTGCGACCATCACTGACGCCGATATCAAGCGCGGTGCGCCTTTGCGGTTCAGCGCCAAGCGCAAGCGTACAGAACTGATCAACACCGTTGCGGCCTCTTATGTCTCTCCAGATGACTTCTACGAGACGAAGGACGCGGCTACCCGCATTGATGCTGGCGCACTTGCTGAAGATCGCGAAACGCTTGCCAGCGCCATTCCTTATGCCGCCGTCACCGATGTGCGACAGGTAGACCGGCTGGCAGACATCGCCATCCGTGGCGCTCGTTATCAGGCATCGGCGGAAATCGTCGTTCATCCGAAGTTCCTCGACACGATCAAGGAAGGCCGGTGGGTTCGCTGGAACAGCGCCAAGTATGGCGACCGCACATATCAGGTACTGACCCGGCAGCTTGGCGGGATCAATACGGACGGTGCTCGTGATATCTCGATCGCGCTGCAACAGATCAGCAATGGCGTCTTTGATCCGACGGCATACGAAACCAATCCGCCGAATATCATTGTCGTGCCGCCGCCGCAGTATCTGGCAGAAGTGCAGAACTTTGATGTCATTCCGACAATCGTCAAAGCGGATGGCGCCGGTGAACTGCCGGGTGCACGACTGCTTTGGGATACGATCGACGATATCTCTGTTGTCGGCGTCGATATCGAGTACTGGCCGGCCAACGATCCTAGTCAGGTGTTCAAGCGCTTCGTGACGTGGGACGTGGTGAATGTTCTGCTGGTTGAAGGCCTTACCTCTCTTACGGACTGGTTCGTTCGGACGCGCCTGCGTGTCGATAATGGGCGGGCAGTCGCGTGGGCGGCGGCAAAGTCGTTCCGCACGCTGAACGCTCAAGGCGACCAAAACCCTATCGATTATGAAGGTCTGGCGGACGATCTGAAAGGCTATCTCGGATGGATCGGGCCACAGGTGCGTGAACTGATCCGTCTCAGTCAGGAACTGGTGACGCAGATCGCTGACAATCATGCAAATAGCTATGAAGACCGGCAGATGCTTGTTCGTCGGCTTGAAAGTACATTCGGCAGCGCTCAGGCACAGTGGGAGGAAGCAATCTTCGTTGCCACCGGGCCAAACAGTGCCATCGCGCAACAGCTTACTACTATCAATGCCCAGCTGTTCGACGTGAACGGCGCGAGCATCATTCAGCTTCTGCAGGTGCGGGTCGATGGTGTCGAGGATGAAGTGGAGGCGCAAGCCAATCTCATCACCCAGCTTTCCACCAATATCGGTGAAGTTTCAGCCAATGCCACTTTCCGGATGGGCACTTACAATGCTCCATCGGGCTGGAATGCCCGTATCGGTATGGAGGTGCGCGGCGGAACGACCGACAGCTTCAAGAGTGCGGGCATGTTCCTTGACGTGACCAGCACTCAGGCGCGCATTGCCTTCATCGCTGAGCAGATCGTGTTTTCGAATGGAACGGAGTTCTTCAAGCCCTTCGTCATCCAGAACAATGTGATGTACGGCGAAGGCTTCGTCATGGATTGGGCGAAGATCGTGAATGTTTCGATCCAGTGGGCACAGATACAGAATGCCGTTATCAATAATCTGGTCGTCGGAACAAGCAATCTGGATTTCGGGGCAGTCACAGGCGGCTCACGCGCTTCATTCAACCAGCTTCTGAACGGATCAACCGGAGCTGTTGCGGCCCTGACCATTAACAATCCGGTCGGCAACAAGACTATCCCCGGCTGCAATGTCTCCCTGACCTATTCGTCTACGGGTTCAATGACGCTGAAACTGGCGCTCCTGAACATAACAACCGGTGCAGAGATAATCTCGAACACCGGCACGGCTTCGGGCGGTAGCAACACACTGACCCTTGGCGGCAGCAATGTCGATTTCAGTTCGGTTGCCGGAAACAACGTCTACGGGCTTCGGGTAACCGTTCTGGCCAGCAGCGGAACCACAACAGTCAACAATACTGTCGGGACCGTACAAGCGCTCTTCTGGAAACGCTGACTTTCATCAAAATCCAATCATAGGAAACCGCGTTGACGGCGCGGGGAGGTATTTCATGGCTGTTCTGTCGGACTATACCGATGGCACGATCACCGTAACCAATGGATCGGTTGATTTCACGGGCACGGACACGCTCTGGCGAAGTGCTGCATTTCGAGAGGGTGATACCGTCCTTCTACAGGGCTTCACCGGAGTGATCGCCGGTACGTCGGACGATGATCCGCTGATCTTGTCCAACACGACAGGGCAGTTCACCGAGCCGTGGCCGGGTGCAAGCGGTACGTTCAACTATCGGATGCGCTATCAGCCAGACAATGCCCGTTTTTCGGCGAAAAGCACGGCTCTGATCAATCTTCTCGCCAATGGCATTCTGCGAGGTATTGCTGACATCGGCGTGCAGGATGGCAAGCTTCTAATCGGCAACGTTGCTGGTCTTTATGACCTGATTGATAAGTCTGAGCTCGGTACTCCGGACCCAAACGGCAGTCTTGGCAAGTTGGCCGCGCTTACGCTGGCGGCTAATAAAGCCATTACGACAGACGGCAACGGCAACGCTCAGCAGATCGACCTCAATACGCTTGGCCGTGCATTGCTCGCACTCGCGACCGGCACAAGTGCCCAATATGTGCAAGGTGATGGAACCTTGCAGGCTAAAGCCGGGTTGCCAGTAAGCACTGCCCAGCAGGCTGCACTCAATGGAAAGTTAAGTCTGAGCGGTGGAACCGTTGAAGGGGCTGTCGCAGTTCGTGGAGTACTCTCTTCCAAGGGTGCGCATTCTGCAAATGCTGGCGCACCCTTCTTCAACGTGTTGAACGTTGGCAACAATATTGACTGGACGTGGTATCTCGCAGGTTGGAACGACCCCGGTATTCTTTTCAGTTATACTCCATCAGGATCGTGGGTGAGTACTCCTTTGACGATGAAGGGTGCAACGGGCGCAGTGGTTGTCCAAGGGGCTTTGTCTGCTGGTAGCAAGTCGTTTGAAATTGATCATCCCGCCGATCCTTTCAACAAAGACCTGATCTTTATGAGCACCGAGGCTCCAAAGGCTGGAGTTGAGTTCTGGGGAACCGTGCGCCTCGTTGACGGGGTCGCGGAAGTAGATATCGACGAAGCAAGCAATCTCATACCGGGAACCTTCTCAGCCCTTACACAGCGGGCAATTCCAATGGCACCTAACAACCTCGACGGCGCGGCCAATGTTCGAGCAAGTCGCATCGTGAATGGAAAATTTACAATCTTGGCCAGCGATCCGAGCTGTACCGATGAAGTTTCATGGCATGTCAAAGCAGAACGCGCTGACGCATTTATTAAGTCGTGTGAATTCTGCGACCCTGAAACAGGCATCCTTATGCCAGAGCGCGAAAAGGAAGATGTAGAATGACCGCCACCAAGCAAGTTCCAGATACGTCCCGCATCGGTAAAAAAGGCTTTCCGCGCCATTATGCGGCGTTCGGTCTAGAACCACCTATGAAAATCGTTCCTGTCGAGGACGGCATTCCGGAGGCCGAAAATCCCGGCATGACGATGCAGGAATATGCCGCCGCCAAGCGTTGGGAGCGGGAAGTTGGCGGAACCATCTGGAACGGCTGGCCGGTTCTTTCCGACCGCGAAAGCCAGAGCAAGATCATTGCTGAGGCTGTGGCTATCGAAAAAGGCGAACGCGCCGACGGTGACCCGTGGAAGTTTGCCGACGGTGAGTTCCGCCAGTTGACGAATGAACAGATGGACGATCTGGCCGCAGCTGTCCGACTGCATGTGCGAAACAGCTACGGTATTGAGGCGCAAGTACTGGCAGCTATTGACGCTGGAAACATCACCACAGAAGCCCAGATCGAAGCCGCCTTCGCATAAACGACATCGAAAACTCGACGTTTCGCACTGCCTTCAGCGCGGCTTTTTCATTGCAAAATGGCGAACACAGAAAGAAGCCCCGGCTGCGGGGGGGGGCTACCGGGGCTGGCGCATCGGAATGGGCGTGGGGGGCTTAGGGTCCGACGCGCGATGCAAAACGTAGTGCGGCAGTGAACCGTTCTCAACTGCCTGACAATTGAAACCCTCGAAAGGATTTCACCATGGATAAAACCGTGCCTGCCGGCGCGGCGCTTCTGCTTGATTTCGTTTATCGAACCGATGCAGGGAAAGCGCCTCCTGAAGCCTATACTGTCATTTTCGGCAATCGCCAGAATCGACTGGCAAAGCCAGTTACGAGGATGACAATTGGCGAACTGGTTGACGCTCAAAAGAACTGGGGAAGCAAACAGTGGGTCAAGGCGCATTGGGGATATAATACCGCTTCATCGGCAGCTGGCGCTGCACAATTCATGCGCGCCACGCTACAAGACCTTTCACGCGATCTTGGTTTGCGCGGGACTCAGCTATTTGATGAAAATCTGCAAGACAGGCTAGGCTTTCATCTTTTGAAGCGGCGGGGCTATGAGGAGTATGTAGCCGGAAAGATCACCCGCACCGAGTTCGGCAGGCGTCTTGCACAAGAATGGGCTTCGCTGCCTGTGCTGGCTGCAACAAAGGGTGCTCATCGCAATCTGAAGCGCGGGGAGAGCTATTACGCCGGGGATGAGCTGAATAAGTCGCTCGTGTCTCCTGCTAAGGTCGAGGCGGTTCTGAACAAGGTCAAGACCGTTGGCACCGTTCAGCCGGTTGTCGTTGTGCCCGAAGTCGTCACGGTCGAAAAGCCTGTCGTGGCCGATCCGGGCGAACTGGGCACAAAGCCGTCAAAAAGCAAGACAGTCTGGACGTGGGCGGGTGCTGGCATCATGTCGGCAATCAGTGGTGCTGGGTCATTTCTTGGTGGCCTCGACTGGCGCGTGCAGCTTCTATTCAGTGCAGCCATCATCGGATTCGCCATATACGGAATCAAGCGTCGTGCAGATCTTTTTAAGGCCGTCAAAGACCTTCGAGCGGAATTAGGCTGATGGCTTTTCTCTTGTCACGTTGGCGCGCGCTCGCGCTCATAGGCCTTTGCCTGACTGGCATCGGTTTGTATCTGTTGGGCAAGCATGATGGGCGACTGCAGACGGAATCTGAACAACTGCACAATGCCGTCAAAGCTGAAAAGGAAAGGGGCAAGGACGATGAAAAACTACGCGGGCTTACGGATTATGATTTTTGTGTCCTTGCCCTTCGTCGTCGCGGGCTGTCAGTCGAGCAATGCGACGAGTTGCGCGGGCTGGAGACAGAATAACCTTTCGCCTGCCGGTCTGATTGCTTTGACCAAAGTGGACCGGCCAGCGGCGGAAAGGGTCGAAGGCAATGACGAAAACGGAAAACGACGGGGCTGCTGGAAGTGATGAGCGAGGACACAATGACGGGCGAACGTATCCAGAAAATAGCTGATAGCGTCATTCTCCGGGCGGTTGCCCGCGTGTCTATGGCGGTGGCGCTGCCGTTGTTAAGCTTGGTCATTTATTTTGGTCTTAACTGGCTGGATGGTCGATTCGAGAAACAGGAAACAGCAAGTCAGAATGCCATTGCGTTTCAGGTTTCGCGCATCGATCGGATTGAGAAAACCGCTGTTACTGCAATCGACCAATCTGCCAAGGTGAACGACCGACTGACGGTAGTGGAAACGAAACAGGCGACGGCAGATGCGACTGCTGCAAAGTTTCAGAATGATGCGTTGACGCGATTGGATCGCATGCAGGATAGCATTATCGGCTTGTCAAATGCTGTAGCGGCACTTACAGCGACCATGCAGGCGCGAGAAGATTATGAGCGCAGGCGATCTAATTCCCCACCATAGTTACTTTGAATAAGCCCGCCCGTTTCGACGTGGTGGGCTTTTGTATTTGATATTCTCGGCGTCTCCCTGCAAAATAGATGGCGGGGTAGGGTGATGTTGCAGGCTATTTACAGGATAGTTGTCATTGAAAAGGCTGTACGAGAGCCGTTCAGCGCGAAGTGCCTTGCGCGACATCTTCCCGATATTCCGAAAGATCGGATTGCGCTTTATTTGACCAGGCATTCGGCGACATCGCCAACAAATCGAAATCCAGTTTTCATTCGCGTATTCCGTGGACGATATCGCTTCAATGAAAGCAGGTTGTCTGAGTTTGAAGTGGGGCAGACACATGAAAAAACATAATGTTTATAACGCATGCATTCCTGTCCCACTTTTCTGCAAGCCATTGAAAAGGCCGGAAATCCGTAGAACCTCCGGGACTCCCATGTTTGGTCAATAAAAAACCCCGCCGAAGCGGGGTTTGTCTGCTAAATCGGCGCTTTAAGCGGCCATCTTTTCCTCGACCTTTCGGTCGTTGGACATAAACATTGACGTGCGCTTGAGGGCGTCAACACCGACTTTTTCAATAGCCCTTGCTACAGCGCTTTCAATTGCGACATAAAGATTTTTGTCCATACCTGTTCCTCTATTGCCCCCAAGGATTATTCCCTGCGATAGGTTAAGAAAACCTATTTCCGTGTGATATATAGCCATGCGCCACTCATTTGAACAGAGTGAAAAACTTCTCCTTGGCTCAACCCGTGACTCAAAGCCGAGAAAAAGTTGATATCAGAAGGGCTTCGCGCATGAAATTTTATATGCCTGCTGCCGAAATTTTCATCCGTAATGGCCAGTTGAACCACCTGGAAGAGCAGCGAGACCAAAATATCGCCATAGTCTCGCATGTTCTTGTCGGTCAGATCAAATTCCGGTGATAACGTTATAAAACGTACCCGCATAACAGGCCCGTCGTGTTTCGGTAGCATCGCTGAATTAACTTGGCAGATAGCAAGATGTTCCGCGCCATCTTTTAATGCGAATAGGCCGGCTCGGCGCTCGGCGGCACGTGCTAATGGCGCCACAACCTCGAAAGTCGGGCCAGCGTAAGCGTCGAAATCCTCATCAAGTTTTTCGCACTGCGATCGCCAGTCGGCCTCAAGTGCTTGCCAAGATCCGTCATCTTCCCGGATTCTTACAAACTCATGCACATCGAAAATGCTAACTTCTGTTGACATTGCCCCTCCAGAAAAGATTCGAATTGCCCATTCCTCTCAACCATACGTAGGGACTGGTGTCTACGGTCTCGTTATCAATTTTCAGTCGGATATGGTCAGGAAAAAAGCCTTCTAAGCCGATGCTTCGTCTTCAGTTTCCGACGTTTTGGGCATGAGATCGGTTATCCACTTCCAGTTTGCATACTTGTCTCCGGTCTGGCGGATGTGCGTGTAGCGCTTCAATGAAGTCCATGATCGATGGCCGGACACCATTGCCACGTATGGGATATTCCAGCCCATTTCAAACAGTCGGGATATCCCCTCGTGCCGCAGATCGTGGAAATCCAGGTCCTCGATGTCGAGCAACGGACAGGTGCGCATGAAGCGAGCGCTGACGGTTTTCGGCACATAAGGGAAAATAACGCCTTCTTTCTTCTGGGGCAGGGACTGCAGAACCGCAACGGCCTGTTCCGGCAGGTCACACCAGACGTTATTCCCCATTTTCTCGCCTGGATTCTTCATGTCTCGAATGAGGATGCGCTTATTCTCTGGCTCGAAATCCTCCCAACGCATGGTGCAAATCTCGCCCTGCCGCCGCGTTGAGAAAAGTGCGAACAGTATCATCTTGCACATTGGCATGTGGTTTCGTCGCCGGATTTCCCGATCTGTGAAATGCTCCAACAGTTTGTTGAGTTCTTCAATGGTTGGCCGTCGATCCCGCTGATTGGACTTCGAAATCACACCGAGTCGCTTCATGACGATCTGGGCATCCTTCATGGCGTCCGGATCGAGAGGAAATCCCCATGCCGGGCGAGCCAGCGTGAAGATTGCCGCAAGATGAGACATCCAGTTGCCGACGGTCTGGGGTGTTCGTTCTTCGGCGAGCTGCTGTCCGAACTTGACGATATCCTGACTGCGAATTGAGGCGCATTCCTTATTGGCGATCGAGAACCGCTTGATCGCTTTTAGTGTTTGTGCCTTCGTTCGTCCGATCTCTTTCAAACTCTCAGCAACGTACTTATCTATTGCGTCGGATAGTTTCGATGATGGCCGCGCAGTTACCCCTATAAGGGACGGGTCTTTCTTTAATTCGCTCTCACGTTTCTTGATCCATGCGGTTGCCATCGGCTTACGGTCAAAGGTGCGTGATTCGCGATGAACAATTTTACCGTCCTTTTTCAGCAGGATTTGTGCTAGGTACGCGACTGATCCATTCGCCCTTGGGCGTTCAACGATTGTTCCCACTGGTACAACATCCTCCAC